CTAGATAGTGGCCACCATTATTGACATAGTCTCTGATAGTTTGTTTGTGGTGTTTCATTACTTTATCAAAAGCATCGGCATCACCTGTACCACCCGGTACAACTATACAATCAACATCATCAAAGAAGTTGTCGTAAGGCATTCTATGTCTAGTAAAGATTTTAAATTGATGTTCTGATTGCAAAGCATTAATGATGGCATTAATACCATCTACGGAGCATCTTGGATGATCAATGAACAAAGCTAACTTACCCATCACAACTCCGCATTTACTAAACGTATTTATAATGGCGACCTGTAGGGGTTTCGAACCCCTCTAACTCGATAGACAGTCGAGCATCCACACCAGCTGATTCACAGGCCAGTTATTGGAGACGCAGGTGGGATTCGAACCCACATGATGAGGTTTTGCAGACCTTGAAGTAACCATTCCTTGCACACTGCGTCATATTGGTTGCGGGGACTGGAATTGCACCAGCGATCTCTTGGTTATGAGCCAAGTGAGTTTCTACTTCTCCACCCCGACATAAAATGGTGCCCACAACAAGAGTCGAACTCGTGACCTACTGATTACTAATCAGTTGCTCTACCAACTGAGCTATGTGGGCGAAACTGGGCGGGGGGTATTGAATTAACAACACGCTCGTCTCATAGCAGACAGTCTTTCGATCTGTCATCCCCCGATGGTGCCGGATGTCGGGATTGAACTGACGACCTACCGCTTACAAGGCGGTTGCTCTACCACTGAGCTAATCCGGCATTTAATTATATTAGATTATTATATGTAATAAATCAACAACAATTTTATGGATAGGAAATAGTAGGTTTAATTTCAGCAATCAAAACATCATTACCTGAACCACCAAATTTTGTCTTTGTTTTTCCATAAACTTTAACAATCAAAACAGTACCATCAAATTCTGAATCTACTTTGAATTCTAATTTGGCACTACCATTATTAAACATTGTTTTCCAGCCTGATGATTCTTTTCTAGGTTTCAATTGATCTTTATCTTTAAATAAAGGATCTTTTTCATACATCAATAATGCACTATAAACAGGAAAAGGTGCAGCACCCGGGGCAGGTGTCTTGTATCCATTGGTTTGCATATTGCCAACCATTTTACCTTCTACTGAGACACCAGTAACAGATAATATTATACCACCTGATTGATTTGGTTTATCCGTTCTTTCATTTTTTGTTACAATACCTGCATAGTTAATTTGTGATGTAGAAATAACCATCACAAGATCATTCCATCCGGTACCCTGAGCACCATCAAAACTATTATCCCATTTACTTAATAAAATTCTCTGTTCCGCTATGGCAGCTGGATCATAATCATAACTCAATCTAAATCCACCAGAAGCTCCCTTTGCACCCTTACCAAGATTACCAGATGCACCATTTCCACCTGTACCAATAGTATAACTAATATTACTTCCAGTTCTTACTTGATTTCTAGTAAGTTCAACCTTTGCATAGGCGCCTGCACCACCGCCGCCACCTGCAGCTCTATTTGGGTTAGCATTCTTTCCAGTTTGGAAATCACTTGAACCTCCACCGCCACCTCCTCCACCAGGAGGTGTACCAGGAAATCCATCTCTTACTCTACCACCAGCACCACCAACACCATAAAGCACACCATCAGTTTTTACTGAGAATGAACCATTATTAGCAGATCCTGCATTACCACCTCTTCCATCACCAGCATTACCACCAGCTCCAGAACCACCATTTACTTTGGTGATTACACCAACAGCGCCTGCTGTGTTTGATGCAGTTCCGCCACCGCCACCGCCACCATTTTGATTACCATAACGATAGCCACCACCTCCACCTCCACCACCATTGCTTGTGATGGTATAGGCTGTATCATTTTGATCTCTATAAGTGACGGTTGATGTACCACCTGCAGCTGCAGTTGCTGGAGTTGTATCATGATCACCGGCGCCACCTCCACCACCGGCACCCCAAATTTCTATTCTTAATCTTCTACGAAATGGAGGAACAGGAATTATTCTTGGACCACCTGGATCAAAATCCTGTGTGAACCCTGGAATGACCGGATCACCCGATGATTTACCATAAAAATCCTGCAGGGTCAATTGGGTTTCAAGGGTTGCATTAAATTTACCTTGACGGAAAGGATAAGATGTTTCCCAGTATGATATACCATGATAATCATTTAAATCAGTACCAGGTGTAAGACCTAATCCGTCACCAAAGACTCTTTTAATATCAGCAGTTGAAATGGGATTTCCTGTACTAGGAGTATTGGCACCCAATTTTCCATCATATGCGTATTCTGTTGATTGTGGCATTTGATCACCTGGTAAGATAGATAGCTTCTGAATTGTGAGGTATTTTCACATGAGCAGACTTACCAGTCCAAACTCTAGCATAATTAAAAATATTTAAATTTTTATCATTTACAAAAATATTGCCTTTTGTACAAAGTATAATTTGATCAGAATCATTTCCAATCATATCAAATTCAGTACCTGATCTTTTTAATTCAAAATTAAAAAATTTATCAGCAGGTATTGGATTTATACAAAGCCAAGTAGCACCATGTGGTCCTGCTTTGAAACTATATGTCTTACCATGAAGTGATCTTAGGTCCCAGGCATTGTAATCAAAAGAAGAACCCAATTCAATTCCTTTGTCATCATATATTGAACCGCCACCTTCTAACAGACAAAATATTTGACTAAATTTTGTGTCTGTAGAAGTATCTTCTTGTGTTAAGGCAAAAGAATCATTGGATGTAATATGACCTCTACATTGTGCAAAACCTTTACACAATGCTAAAGTACTCATCAATTTCATACAACCACCTCTAGATTATCTACCAATTCACTAACATGAATATGTCTTGGTGTAATACTAGGAACATTCACATCAACACTTGAACCTACTATATTTTTTAGTTGGTCAGCAAATGATGAATTGTTTACAGTATCAATTCTACGTTTTTCTTGTTCAATATATGTATCACCAAGAATAGCTAACTGATTAATTATCTTTGTTAGATCCTGGGTTTCAAAATTGAATGTTTGAAAAGCATATGGTTGTGTCTTATATTGAACACCATTTTCTGTAGCACTAAAGCTCACAATCAATGAGTGATTTACTTCATCAAATTCTTCTATATTTACTTTGATATTTTCCATGGAAAGACCCCTCTTTTCATATTTTTTATTTATGAGGGTGTAAAGCTAACCGTGACTCTACGCGGATCTATTGAGCGATCAACCTAAATTGGTCTGCCTAGTAGGATTCGAACCTACGACCCCTTGACTCCAAATCAAGTACGCTACCGGACTGCGCTACAGGCAGATGGCTCCGTGGGTAGGATTCGAACCTACAACCACTCGATTAACAGTCGAGGGCTCTACCATTGAGCTACCACGGAATAATCTTTATATTACTATGTATAATTATCAAAAGCAACTAACAAATAAATAATTCTGGCTCAATATCGAGCTGTACGGAGGATCCAAAATGGATATTCTAAAAATTGTAAAAACATGGGTAGGTGCTTTATCAGACCTAGCCGTTTCAGTACTAGCAATGATGTTTGTACTTGGTGTTCTTTTCAAAGGCACTCCAATTCCCTTCTTAGGTGGAATTGATGTGGTAGCAAATGTTACATCAGTGGTAAAAGGACTAAGCTCAGAAGGTCTATTAGGACTTGTGGCTATATGGGTTCTTTATGGCATTTGGAAGTCAAAATAATATAAAATGTTTTGCCTTTGACATAGCTCCCATCGAAAGGTGGGAGCTTTTTTATTTGGTGCGGGGTACGGGAATCGAACCCGTCTCTGCAGCGTGAAAGGCTGTTATCCTAAACCGATAGACGAACCCCGCATGGCTGGAGGACAAGGACTCGAACCCTGATAAACAGATCCAAAATCTGCGGTCCTACCATTAGACGATCCTCCAATAAACTGGTGCAAGTAACTGGAATCGAACCAGTCTAAGACGCCTTATGAGAGCGTGTCGACACCTTGCCGACCTACTTGCATGGTACTGCCTAGTGGTATCGAACCACTGTCTCCGGAGCCACAATCCAGCACTCTACCATTGAGCTAAGGCAGCAAATTGGTTGGCACAGATGGGATTGAACCATCGACCCCAGTCTTATCAGGACTGTGCTCTACCCCTGAGCTATGCGCCAGTGAATTGGTAGACTCTCGCAGATTCGAACTGCGGACATTCTGATTAAGAGTCAGACGCTCTAACCAACTGAGCTAAGAGTCCATAATTTGGCAAGAGCAATAGGAATCGAACCTAAATTACTGTTTGTGCATAACAGTTTCACCCCATGCACGGGTAGTGAATACAGTCACCAGACACTCTTATAAATTTTTGGTAGACCCTCTGGGATTCGAACCCAGCACCAACGGTTTAAAAGACCGCTACTCTAACCAAATGAGCTAAGGGTCCCTAATAAAAAAGGGGAGCACTAAGCTCCCCTTTAGAAGACCCAAAGGTGGGCTTAGATATTAAGCAAAAGCTTCTGCACCAAGAGCTGCATAACCAGCAGCTACTACCTTGCGTGAAGCCTTACCAAGACGATACTTCTGGGTTACACGACCCTTTGTATCTGTGTGCTTGTTAAGATAGATAGGGAAGCCTTCTGAGCGAAGAGTATGGATTGCTGAACGAGCGTTAGCAACACCAAAGCGAGCTGAGATCTGCTTGCCGGTAAGTTCTTCACCAGACATAAGGGCGTCAAGGATACGAGATGTATTAGTCATATTATATACTCCATGTTAAAAATAATGGAACACGGTGTGTGTTCCGTTCACTTACTTTATTATAATAGGACAGGTAGATAATTAAATCAACCCGTATTTTCGTAGGATTTTTATCCTAAATTAGCGATAGTCTTTTGTGTGTCAGGAAGACTATCAAACCCCGCAGCGGCAGCCCATCCCACATTTCGCCCTGGCGGTGGCAGAATATATTGAGCATGAAGCCCAAGTGGGTCTGCCATGAAAGTTCCCTAGCGTATTCAGGTATACTTACAACCCCTCAACTTGGTGGAAGAGGTAGGACTCGAACCTACGAAGTCTAAGACGAGGGATTTACAGTCCCTACCCTTTGCCACTCGGGTCACTCTTCCAATTCCGTACACCTTATCGGTTCAGCCCATTGCGCAATGAGGTAAGCAATCCGATATTAACCAGCGTTCCCCTCTGTTAATCTGGCACAGGTCTCCCTAGCTTGTCTAGAACGCTAGGTAATATTGGCGGAGGAGGTCAGATTCGAACTCACGATACGCTTTCACGTATGACGGTTTTCAAGACCGTTGCCTTAAACCACTCGGCCACCCCTCCTAAAACTTTATGAAGGTTCCCTAGCGCATTCAGGTCACCTACAACCCCTCAACTCTAATTATCTCTTCAAGAACACACCTAACGGATTCGAACCGTCCACCGTCGCCACAAGGGCAACAGCTGTATCCAGACAAGGCGGTAGCTACTTCGCCTTAGTGTGCTCATGAAGAGATAACTTTCGTTATCCTTCTACCCTGCTGGAAACCACCTATTCGGCCATTTGGCCCAAGTACCAGTCAGGGGCTGTTCTTATCCACTTGGAACAGCATCAAGTCTTAATATAGCAAATTTACAAAAACAAATCAACTAAAAAAGAACATTAAAAAAGCGGCTCTAGTTTCCTAGGCCGCCCAACGTTTCTAGATTATAACAATCTGTTTACGTTGAGCGCACCCCATCTTCTGACCATACGCCAGCCATCGGAGCAATCTGTCCGTTAAATGTTTGGCGATAGGTGTGTTTCAGACACGATAGAGTTAGCATTTAATGTTCCGTTTGTAGTGACAAAATGGTATATTACCATTAAATCTATTTATACGATTTTGACACTACACTCAGTAAAAAAATTAAATTAATTGTAATGGGAGGGGAATGACCCCTCCCAATGATTACTTATTATTCAGCACCGGCGATGAACTTACGAACAGGAGCTGTAAGAGAATTTACATACTCTTGTGAATCATCCAGCATCTGATCAATGACCGGTTGAAGTTCGGCACGCTTTGCCAAACGAGCTTCCTCACGATGAGAGGCAGATACACGTTTCATAGTGTCAAGGTTCTTAGCCTTAATGCCAACATCCTTGAGCATCTTTGAAACTGATACTTCCTTTGTCTTAACCTTAGCAGCCTTTACTGCCTTAGGAACATCTCCCCTTGCCAATTTCTTATTAGCATTGAAGATATACACATAAGCATTCTGCTTCGGAACACCAAGCTCTTTCACAACCAAAGCAACCAAATCCTTCTTAACCATTCCTGGATTAGACTTGATCAATTCAGCAACCATTGCAATTTTACCAGCCATGAACATTTCTCCTTTGTTGTTTCAATGACATTTCTTATTATAACGAAGATTAAAAATAATGCAACCCGTTTTTTTAATGACTTGGTCCATTTGTTTGTCTCTTCATTATATTAATAATATACCCTATATTTTAAATAATGGCACGCGGTTTTTCAAAAAAAAATTCTGCAATGAAATCAATAAGTTATACCGGGGGTGGCTAACCTATTGAAATCATTACAGAATTTCTTAATAAAACCTGTTGATTTTATTATGTTTTTATGATAAAATATAAGATTATGACTGTATATTAGTAAATTCTAATATAGTAACTGCTAATTTAGCTTCTTCTTGTATTTGGCAAAATCAATGACATTTTCATTAGAATCTTCTAATATAGAATCATCAACATATTCTTTTAATTTAAAAGATTTATTTTCTCTACCTTCTGGTATTTCTTGACCTAGAAGTTGCCATATTTCAGATTCGTATATAACCGATCTTCCAGACTGAAGTTGTGAGGCAAAATATGATATTATAAATTCAGAGAGCCATTCAGCATAGGCTTCATCTTCATCTACCATTTTTATAAGCCCAGGCATAAACTAAAGAAGCTGTTATTACAATTGGAATTGAAATACAAAATACCACAAAGATTCTTATAAAGACATCTACCATATTTATTGCCTCATCAATCATACAAGCAATTCGCTAAATCTACTCTTCTTTTCACTGTCAATTGTTTGTCCAGCCTTTGTCTTATTAAATACTGGTGTATCATCAATGAGATTATCTTGAGCAGACTGTTCAGTATTAAACAATTTCATCTTTGCTCTATCAATACCAATGACAAACTTTTTATTAATAGTAGGATCATTGTAACGATTCTTTAATTGCTTAACCATAATCTGATTTAAATTTTCAAGTTCTTCTGTACTTACTAATGCAAACATCAAATCTGCTGTAGCAGGTAGGCCAAAAGACTCAGCGGTGTCTGTAAGTTCAACGTCGGAATTTCCATAACCGCCTCTGGTAGTTTGTGTAGCAGATACAACAGGAACATTAAACTCAACGGCAAGACCACGTAGTTCTTCAGCAATAGCCTTGATGTATGTGTACGAGTTAACATTAGCACCAGAACGTATTCTGCTACTACTACATATATTAAGATAGTCAATATAGATGACATCGGGTATAAAATTGCGCTTAATTCTAAGTTCATTAATTAAATGCCTGAAGTTAGCCGATCCTGCAGATGCTGTAGGATACTCTTTTATAATTAACTTACCAACAGTCTTTTCCTTTACACGATTAATCTTTTTATCGTATGCATCTTTAGGTAGTACTGTTAAATCATCTACTGTTACATTGAGAAGGTTAGCATCGATACGTTCTGCAATTTTCTCTTCTGACATTTCCATTGTGATGTAAAGAACATTCTTACCACTTACCAAATTATGAGAAGCACAATGACACATAAAAAGAGACTTGCCAACACCCGTACCCGCAAGGGCGATGTTGAGTGTCTTTCGTACGAGGCCGCCTTTCGTAATCTTATTAAAGAATTCCAAGTCAAAGGGAATATGTTCTTCCCTACGATGATAAAAGTCAAATCTAGAATCAGCATTAAGAAAGTAGTCATGACCAACACTAACATCGAAAGATACACCCAAAGCATCGCTGAGAAGAGTTGGTATATTTCCTGTACTAGATGCCCCTGTTTTATCATCCAGGATTTTAATTGATGCCATAATTGCATTATAGATTGCCTTCTCTTGACAAAATTTCTCTGTACTATCTAACAACCATTGTATATCAGTATTGTCTGTTTGTAGATCTTCAATTGTACGTTTAGAGTCTTTGAATGTTGCTTCAGATAAACCATCCCTATTGTTCAACTCAAGAAACAACACTTCCTTAGTAGGAGTGTTGTTATACTTTTGAACATATTCAGAGATTAACTTATAAACAA